GATACGAGTTCGGTCGGGGAAATGGCAAACAAGCCCACGGACTGGTTAGTTGTAAGCAAACGCAGCTATAAGCGTGACATACTGGAGAGACGGTAAACTGCCTCGGTAGCTTAATAGGTAAAAGCGACCGGCTCATAACCGGAGGATAGTTGAGTTCGAATCTCTCCCGAGGCACCACTTTAAAGCACATTTGAAGTACAGAGACACAACGGCACGTGAAACCGTTGCGAATGATAGAGAGAAGTGTGCTTTGAAATGGCTCTTTGTTTGGTTGGTTGTGGAAACTGACACGGTACAAAACACGGTAGCGTTATGGAAAAATTACACGGGTTCAAATCCCAAAAGAGCCTCCATCTAAAGCTGCTTTCAAATAGCGAATTAAACGCTCAATCTTCTTGAATAACTGATTGAAACATTGAGAGCGGCTCTAGCTGGAAACAGCGTTTTTCATAATAAGATAATCTCCTTTAGATTGGTTAGCCCCTAGTTGCTCCCTTAGATTTTGTTCGGCACTAGGGGATTTTTTTTAACCAATATTTCTTAACCATACGAGGTAACACTATGAACAAGTTAATCAATTTTCTTAAAACAACTGCTTACACAATCGCAACTACCATTTTAATCTGTCTAGTTGCTATGACAATGCTTACCGCACTTGCAGCACAAGCAAGCGAGCCGACTGCATTAGAACGTGAGCAATCTCGCATACAGTGGATTGCCGAACACGGGCAATATCAACCAAATCTAACCGAGCCAGCTAAACAAGAGGCTCTAGCTTATACAGAACAAAAACAAAAGGAATTAGACGATGAAAGAAAAAAAGACTTATAGAGTTGATGTAGAGGAAACGAATGGCATGTTTAAAGCCTCTTTCTTCGTCAATGGTCGCCTAATTCATAAAACGTACCCACAACACTCAAAGCAAAACGCTGTGATGTTTATTAATAGACACATTGAGCGTTACAACGTTATGTATGGAACACACTTTCGATTAATTGGCGATAACAAGCCAAAGGCTAAAGATAAAGAGAAGAAAATCAAACTTCCTAAATCTGTTAGCAAACGGAAGTTTATCTCTCCATCAATGACTAAGTCGCTTGATAAATTTGATAATTACATCAATCAAAGACAATCAAAACAAGATGATAAAGACTTCTTCATCTTCTTGGATTTAAAACAAATGTTTGGCGTTCATCACGCAACCGCTATGACTGCGGTATATCGTGGAGAACTTCCGCAACCTAAAACGTTAATTATCAACGGTAGCCGAGTTAAAGGTTTTCAGTTTGATGATGTGAATAACTTTTTCGAAATTATAAGAGGTGTATCAAATGGAAAGCCTACAAGCGCAATGGGAACGCCAAGAGTTCAATAAATGGGATAAACAGTGCAGCAAAGAAGATGACTACAATCGAGCGATAGAGATGGAGATAGAGGCTATTAAAGAAAATATCTCTAACTGCGATGATGATGTTATATGTGTTTTTAGAGAGAAGATGCTTGATTATGATGAGGTTATCAACGCCTTTGATGATGATACATTTAATGATGATGAATTTATAAAGGCGATCGCACTTGGCACTGACTATGAAGAAATGCGAATTAAAATCTTGACTGCTATGGCGGAAGATAGATTAGAACAGCTAGAAAAAGATTATCGGAAAGGATTTATCCTTAATGATTAACCAATAAAGGTGAAACAAAATGACTAACCAACTACAAACTAATCAACAAGTAAAAGCTCCTGTTAAGCATAAAACACTTCGGGAGCTTTTTAATGACCCTATTATTAAGACCAAAGTCGAACAATTGATCGGAAAGAACTCTGCAACATTTGCGACAAGCGTGATGCAGATTGCCTCCAGTAACGCACTATTAAGAAAAGCCGAACCATCAAGTATTTTTAATGCAGCTTGTATGGCTGCAACCTTAAATCTACCACTTCAAAATGGGCTAGGATTTGCCTATATCGTTCCTTTTAACAACAAAAAGGAAAACAAGATAGAGGCGCAATTTCAACTAGGTTACAAAGGATTAATTCAACTTGCTCAACGTTCTGGGCAGTTTAAAAGATTGGTCGCTGTGCCAGTGTATGAAAAGCAATTAATCGAAGAAGATCCAATTAATGGCTATGTGTTTGACTGGAAACAAAAACCAACGCAAGAAGAAAAGCCTGTTGGATATTATGCTTACTTCGAGTTATTAAATAGCTTTACTGCTGAATTGTATATGACAGAGGTGGAAGTTGATCAACACGCACAACGCTATTCTCAAACATACCGCACTTATCTTGATAAGAAAGCAAGAGGACAATGGGCAACAAGCGTTTGGGCTGACAACTTCGAGGCTATGGCATTAAAAACCGTGATGAAGTTATTGCTATCAAAACAAGCTCCGTTATCGGTTGAAATGCAACAAGCAGTATTAGCCGATCAAGCAGTTGTGAAAGATGCTGAAAATCAAGAATTCAACTACGCAGACAATATTCAAGATGCGAGCTTTGTAACTGTTGTAGATGATGAAACGTTTAACAGCTGCAAACAAAGCATTTTAAACGGTGAAACTACTCTACAAGACTTGTGCGATAGTGGAGCTTATGAGTTTAGCCAAGAACAGATTGCGGAATTAGAGGTGGTTGAAAATGGAAATGTACAAGCTGAAAGCTAGATGCTCTGGGCTTGCTGATTTAATGGTTAAACCGAAAAGCGGTGGCGGTATATCTGCCACTGCTAAAAGTGCGGTGAGAAAGATAGTTAAATATGACTTGTTTGGCTATCAAGATTTTGAGGGTAATAAGTACACCGAAAAAGGCATCGCACTTGAAGAGCAGGCTATTAAATTAAGCGGTCGCAAGCGTGGATTAGCATTAAAGAAAAACGAAGAAAGACGGGAAAATGATTGGATTACTGGTGAATGTGATATTTACGTTCCAACCAGAAAGCTAATCATTGATACAAAATGCTCATGGGATATTGGCTCGCACCCTTTCTTTACAGACGAAGCAGAAGAAAAAGCTAAAAAAGCAGGTTATACAATCCAAATGCAAGGCTATATGTGGCTATGGGATTGCGAGGAGGCTCAAATTGACTTTGTTCTATTGCCTACTCCATACGAGCAATTATCAAGCTATGACGACCCGATACGATACATTGATTTAGTGGAGCAAATTCCACAATCAAAACGTATCACGACCGTTACAGTTAAACGTGATGACAAAATCATCGAAGAAATCAAAGAGCGAGTTAATGCCGCTCAAGAATATTATCAACAGTTAATTAAGGAAATGAGCTAATGGCTAGTTTAAATAAATGCCTTTTTATCGGCAACCTAACCGCAGACCCTGAAATTAGAACAATGCCTAACGGTGAGCAAGTGGCCAACTTCACCATTGCACTTAACGAGAGATACAAAGCGAAAGATGGAAACATTGTAGAAAATGTTGAATATGTTCGCATTGTACTCTACCGCAGATTAGCCGAAATCGCAGGTCAATATCTACACAAAGGCTCTCAAGTGTATATTGAGGGGCGATTAAAAACTCGCAAATGGCAAGATAGCAACGGACAAGATCGTTACACCACTGAAATCCAAGGCGATAACTTACAAATGTTAGGCGGTCGCCAAGATGAGCAAAAACAAGCGAAACCAAGTAAAGCTAAACCAGAGCCATTAAGTGCAATGGCAGAACAAGGCGATAGCTTTGACGATAATATTCCATTTTAGGGGTGAGTTATGAGTAAATTTATTAAATTTAAAAATTTTAGAACTGGTGACGGTGATTTAATTGTAAATGTAGATTTAATTAGAACTATAACATCAGCACACAATGACTGCTCTATTATTAAGTTTTCGGACGAGCATAATGTGGTAGTAAAAGAAACTCCGGAACGTATTTTAAAAATGATTGAGACCGCCAAGTAAGGCGGTTTTCTTTTAGGTGAATTATGAACAAAGAACAAGCAGAACACGAATTAGCGGAATTACACGAGAAAGAACGGAGTTTAGAAAAGGCTCTTGAGTTGGTGCGTGAGAAAATCCGTGAGTTAGTTAATTACACAGATAAGAACAAGGTGTAAAAAATGAAAGAACAACAAAAGAAATATGAGCTAACCGATGAATTTATTGAGCATTGGAGCGGTAGAAAGCTATACAGAATTAGAGCTTTGGTTGCATTTGGCGCCGTTGTAGCTGGGCAACTTGGCGGGTTTGTTGAGTCAGAGAAAAATTTAGATCAGTCATTGTACGGTGATGCTTGGGTGTACGG